AGCATTACCAGTATAGTGAATAGTAATGTTTCCACCTGATACTGGATTTCCAATGATTAACTTTCTAATTACGCAGCTTGCCGTAGAAACTACGGATGCTGGTGTCGTGCTAGAAGTTGTTGTGTTAAGATAAGTGTACTGCATACTTTTTGTATTCACCCCCTCTCATCGTTGAACCGTCACGAAAACTCTACCTTTAGTTCCTGCCTTATAGGGCATTAAATAAAAGTGAGTACAAAGTTCTTTAGATATTTCCTTCATATTGTCGAATGTTTTTATGAGCAAGGAATTTGTTTCCGTAAATTCCTCATCTGTTCTATAATCCCAACCAACTAGAACATCAATATCGGGCGAAGAAACGATAACGTCGATTACCTGTTGAACGAAATCAATCATTGTCGGTTCTTCCAAATCGATAACGAAAAATTCTGTTGATTCTCTACCTACTGTTGAAACTATTTTCCTCATAACTTATTATGTTGCGAAATAACAGGTTTGTCAACCACACGGTGTAAACCTTTGTTTATTTCTTTGGTTCCTAAAGCCTCGAGTTTTAAGTGCCTAGCCTCACCATCTGCCTTTAAAATTTTAAAGCCTTTCTCCCGTGCCTTCATCCCGAAATAGATATCGTGCCCACCATAATTCTGTTCCGACATATCTACCCATTTTATTTCAGGCCAAACATTTAACAATAATCCTTTATCTGAACGGAAATAAGGCGCTTCTAGAACTTCGAAAACCTCCCGCTTTATTAAAGTACACCCTAAACCGCACCACATATTCTCTCCCTGAAAGGTCGTGATACAGCTCCATCCCGCTACTCCGTAATCTAAAGCGACGATGTCGCCTTTCCCGAGCATTTTTTCTAAGCTTCCTTCGGGCATAACCACGTCTTCTTCTAAAAATAAGATATAATCCGCTCCATCCGCTAACGCCCTATCGGCGAGATAATTATGGCTGTCAGGAATAAACTTATCCCAAGACATGTAAATTTTATAATCATAACCCTCCAACTCTTTCAAGAGAGCGGCCATGACCTCCGTGAAAACCATTCCACGGGTTGGTATACAAACGGCTAGCTTCATTGTGCTAGGGTAAGTTTTGACCCTCCCTAGCTGAAGATTGTAAAGTCATCTTCGAACTGCAAATACAATACGTAAGAACTTACGTTCTAACCTCGACGCCACCCGTTAATCGGAGCGCAGAGAATCCGTAGATTGTATCTACAACTACCCTCCAACCAAGAGAAATTAACCAATAAGCCGCCTGTAATCTAGGTGCTTGTTGGAGAGCCAATGCGATAGACTCCTTATGTAGGAGCATATTGTGATATTGGATTGGGGTTGCTGCCGTGTAAGGCAAGTTATTCGTGTAGTAAACTCGAATTCCGTAAATTTCCCCCCAAACATATCTGGAGTTTGGCCCAGTCTTGACTGGTGTTGGATTTTGATATTGACCCAAATAATCCGCTTTCACGAATTTATCGATTTTCATGATTGCAGATAGTTGTTTCGGATGAATGATAAAGGCTCTATCTTCTAAAGGCATATCAGCGATATTAAGCGCTTCCATGGCTGCGACAATGGTCGCATCTCCTAAATCAATTCCATACGTTCCAACCGCAGTATTTGTCCAAGATGAATAATTGCTCATTACATCTGTATCAACCTGTTTTGCGATTGAATAACCAGCTTTTTCTGAATATTCACTTCTCAAATCATAGTTAGATTGGACCGATACTATATCTTCGATAATAAAGGAATTGTAATACCATTTATTAATCGTAATCTGGGTTTGTGTTTCCGTTGCTACATCATCGGTAACATCGCTTCCCTGTACTTTTGCCCTCGCAGTAAAAGCGTTGCTGATGTTTGGAATATCAATAGTCTGACCTCTCGACTTAACCAGATAATCATACCTTTTTACCAAACCAGCCGCTACCAATGCATTTTCCGTAGCCCTGACAGTTTCATTCGCCCAAATTGTGGGCAGAAAAACTGCTGATGTCGTTGTTGTAAAACTTGTTGCCATTTGTTATTCACCTCCTCTCATAATAATTACTTTCGAAAGTAATTTTTGGGTGAATTCGAAATTCGAAACCACCAAAAAACCACCTTCCCTTTTCTGAAAAGATGGCTTAGTTGGTCTCTTAGGACATTGTCTTTAGGACTTTATCTATTTCCGCTTTGTGTTCCTCTTGCCATTCTCTGGCGTCTTCGTACTTACTTGCGTCAGTCCTATCGGCTATGAATTCTACAGTCATCGCTTCTTGCGGTTGAGCTGTTTTCGTAGGCCTAAGAGTTGTAGTTCTCTTGGTCGTTTTCTCTCCAAATTCAGATGGTTCGTGCATCTTAAACTTGAAGACATCTTCTGGGGCATAGTTCAAAAATTGAGGATGTGTCCTGATATAATCCTCGACTTCTGTTCTATCGAATTGGGGCGAATTTCCCTCTCCTGAATACTGATTCTGGAGTCTATTCATTTCCTGCTCCCAACGAATCACATTCAGTTTTTGGTCAACCACTTGATTGACCTTATCATCAGTTGCTATTCCAACTTCAGATAATTTTCTCACAGCATCCTGCACTTCAGGATTGTTTGGAGTTAATGGTGCTGGCGGTACATAAGCGGGAGCTTGCGCTGCTGCTAGTGCATCGTTCTTCTGTTTAATTAACTCTCTTATTCTGTCCTGTGTGCTACCCGATAGACTATCAAATTCCACCTTTTCAGGTGTTTCCAAAGCCACTGGCTCTGGTTGAGCTCCTGTTTGCGCTGGTGAAGCGGGGGATTGCTCTTCAGCCCCTTGTAGCATCTGGTCTAAATCGTCTGCCATGCTACTCACCTCCTCTCATGTGATAACGACCACGAAACGGCACTTTACCTTCTGTGCGCAGACCTGTTACGTTCTCAGGTTACGTTAAGTATATCTGGTCTGGACCCAGGAAAGCCCTAGTTCCAGAGCGCATATATTTAAGGTTGATTACTGACTTCTCCTTTATCTTCTGGGACCCAATTTTGTGGACCTTTGTATGATTTTCCTTGCAAAGAAAAAAGACCGTCTCCACCCTTTGGTGCTACACTTGGTGCAGAACCTGAAACTTCGTGAAGATGTCTTCCGCTGGTATCTGGATTCATTAATCCTGGGTTTTCACTTTCAGTGGTAATAGTTTGTCCCATTCTAGGACCTTCTCCACCCTTGAAAGTTCCCTCGTAAGCTTTTCCTGCGAATTTGTTTTGAGCACTCACTACTCGTCACCTCCTAATCGAAATCTCTTTCGAATATTTTCCTGTGTTCTAGCGAGATTTCCCGCTTCGCCCTTTACGGGGACAAAAGCGTTATTAATGTCTACTGGTTGAACATCCACTTCCCAATCCTTTTCCATATGTTCCACTTTCCCTGGTTTGTTAAAATATGTATCGGATTCCATGTCTAGTACTTTATCGTTCATATTTTCACCTTCCCTGCTTTGGGCGCTTTAACGCTCAAGTGTTTAAATGAGATTTTCGGGCTCTTAACTGCCTTACTGGCGGTTTTAAGCGTCTTCATGCTTCCTTTAAAATGTATTGTATGTGGTGTGTATAGCTTCATTTCTTCTTTCTCCTTGATACCGAAAGTGCTATCGCAATGGCTTGCTTTCTAGGCTTACCAGCTTTCATTTCGGTCTTTATATTCTTCCCGATATTTTTCTTTCCTGATAATAAGGGCATTTATTTACCTTTCTTTTTCCCTGCTTTTAGAGCTGCCATTCGAGCGGCGAAACCTGCTTTTCCTGCTGCCGCTTTCCCTGCAACTGCTTTCTTTCCTTTAGCACCTTTTCCTTTTTTAGCTAGATAGGCTTTAAGCCCTGCATTCATTGCCATAGTTAAATTTAACACCTCCTATTCTATTCTGTCAAGTGGTCGAGTTATCCACCTTGTGGTAACTGACCCATCATTTGTGTACTCGGATTTTGAGGAGGAAGTTGTGGGGTAGGTGGCAAGTTTCCCATTGGTGGTTTTCCTGCCCCACCCATTGGGGGTTGTCCTGGCTGTTGCCCTGGTTGTCCTGGTTGCTGTGGCTGTTGTGGCCCTACTGATTGCCCTGCTGTCTGATTTATTTGTTGAGTTTCCTGTTGGGCATCTCCCATAGTTGGTGCTTCTCCCATATACATCTGATGGGCGGCAATGTGTTTTCCGACTAAGTCATCTCTCCCTTGTCCTAGGGCTTCCTGATGAACGGCAACATGCACCCAATGGTCATCATGCATATCTGGCATAACTGGTTTCCCTTCTAAAACCATCATGTCATTTTCGACGTAAGGATTAACTGCCTGAGTTCCGTCTGGATTCTTTTTATCCAGTGCGGCTTTAAGCATCATCTCGATACGAGTCTGTTGTACTATCTTATCGACGTCTCCGAACTCCCAGAGAGTGAGGAAGGTTTTTTGGTCGATGAATCCTGCTTGAGCCAACTTTAGCAGTTTTTCCTGCATCATTTCTTTCGTGTATCCTAACCATGAACCAATAGTTACTCGAACGTTATTATCGTCTCCGATGATGGCGAGGTCAACCCAGTCTGGGCCTATTTTGATTTGGTTTTCGTGTCCTGGAACTTGTTCTTTAGGACTTTTCTTGTATTTTTTGGCGTATTTTGCACCAACCACTGCGAAGTATTTAGAATCCTGTTCTCGGATACCTAGGTCGGAAATAACTTTCTTCTCATCATAATTGTCGGCAATCTTCGAAAGAATTTTCCCTGCTACTGCTGTGAGGAAATCTTCCAAATTATCAACGAGGTCGTCCTGAGAGGTAGCGTCACTTTGTTTTAACTCTGCGACTCCGATTCCAGATTTAACTCCTGGCGGAATCCTTCCTAGCGAGGCGTCGTGTGCTCCTCCGATGTCTTCAATATAACGATTCATTCTGTCAATCTGAGCGCTCGTGGCGACTGGGAGCGAGGGGATATTTAGAGCGGTGACTTCCGCTCCACGGTTTTTTTCAATAATTTCCCCATGAACATTTGAAATAGAACGGATTCCTGAATCCTTATCGACGACGATTCTGCCTTTTGCTACCCTATAGTTGTAATCATAAATTGAACTCTCAAGAGCGTTAATGACTCGGTTAATAGGCATCACGTGTTTCATCCAACCTTCTCCGTAGATTTCTTTCGGATTGATATCGGCATGGTAAAGTGCGAAGTCATAAATATTTGTATCAAGGTCTTCATAAGCTAGAGGAGTGAAGTTCTGGTCTGTCCAGACTACTTTCCTCAGATGACTCTTGCCTGTTTCTTCATCTCGGACCCGAAAGTATCCTTCGAATAAAATAACAGTTGGCGCTTCTTGTCGGTCGAACGAAGAAGTATACTTGAGGGCTTGGAGCATAAACTGTTTATATTCCGAAACCGCTAAGCGCCCCTCTCCGCCAGTGACTTCCTTACGGGCAGACTTATCATATTCATTGTTGTAGATTACTTCTGGTAACGGACGCCTGACGGCTTTAATACAATATTCCGAATCTTCCAGACTTTCAGCGAGTGGGTCAAAGTAAAAATCAAATGGGTCAATCAACCAGATATTTATTTCTTTTTTTTCTTCATCGTAGATTACTTGCCATGGTCCGCCAATCGAATATTGAAGTCCTTGGATGACGGTTTCTTTAATCATCTTTTTAAGGTTAAGATGGTCGAAATAATAATCTAAAAGTTTCTGAGCATATCGAGCTTGAGTATGGGATTCAGTAGTTGTGTTTCGGGGCATAACTTCAAACTTTGGTCTAAAGGATGTGACTTGATTTCTAATAGAGCGCATTTGCGCCAAAGTAATGTTAATTGGGATTCTGGCCGTCTGACGGGAAGCGAGCACTACGGTTTGAGTTGAAGGTTGATAACGGGAGAATTGATAACCTCTTCGATAAAGGTCTCGGACCATCCACTCGTAATCATATCTTCGACGGGAGTCTCTTGAGTGAGAGAGAGCAAGTTTGCACTGACTTAAGTATTGCGTTTTTTCGAAATTCTCATCCCGTTTGGCTTGCTCTTCGGGAGTAAGGGCACGAGGTTTCCCATCCGCTGAAAGCGGAGTCAAAGCAACTGGGCTGACGTCCATACCTATACTTGCCATATTATTCTATATTTACTGGATGAATTGATTCTTCTCCCTCGAATTGAATATTCATTCCTTTCATTATTGGGATGTGATTTTCTTCTGTAAATGGGTCTTCTGTAACTTCTTCTGAAATATCATTGGTATCGATTGATTCTAGTTTTCTAACTTCTTCTTTTACTTGAACGGGACGATTCTCTAAAAGTTTCAAGAACTTAGCGGTGTGTTTCTCTAAGTTTTCGAAATGCTTAATCTGCATCTTCCCGACCATGTCGTAAAACTTTTCCGTGTTGGCGTCTATCTGGTCTAGGGAATTAAGATACATTTCTTCTTCCCGCTTTTTATCTAATCTATCTTTTCGGTAAAGAAAAGCAAAGACTACTGCTAGAAAAATAATTAAAGCTATGTCTATCAAAATTCTTCTCCTCCTTGGTCGGACATTTTATCTGGCGAAACGGGCCATCCATCTTTATTAAAGCTTTGTCCCCCCATCATGAAACCCTTTTCGCCTAACATATCGTCATCGTCTCTAGCGATTTGATTCGCATAATTTGTACTTCTCGCCTTCGCCAACATCCTCAATGCGATTAAGAAACTCATCACTCTATCGTCGTGAGTCGATTTTTCCGCTCTGGCATGTCCTTCTGAATCACGAACGAAATGCCGCATCTCTGCGATTGTATCCTCATCGTAGAGCATGAGCCGCTTATCTCTCAAGAGATTGGTTGCGTCGGCAATAATACTTTCCTTAGAAATTGAGTCAGTTACCCAACCCAACTCGGCTGTTACTTTTTCGGTCATTAATCCTATCCTTTCCCTGTAATATAAATTGGGATAGTATAAATCCCGCAAAGTAATTAGAGGAGTGATACCGACTGCATTCCTTTCCACCCCTATAAGAGCATTATTATAGAAACGTCCCAACATGTCAAGCTCTCGCCCCAATCTATCAGGGTCTGCATTCCCCCACCAGACTGCAACTTG